ACTCAGGTATGAACACTATTAGCATTGAATTGCTAGAGCGTTCAGATCCTAATTTTTATGCTGAGCTAACAGCACAGCTACAAAACGCGTACTTAAAAACCTTAGATACCACTGTTAATGCGGCTTTGATTACGGCGGGTACGGTTGCTACAACAGCACAAGCTGCTACATCTGCAGGCATTATTGGTTACGCATCTGAGGCAGCACGTCTTGTTTACGAGGCAACTGGCTACTATGCACAAAACTACGTGGCTAATGGAAGCCAATGGCAATTATTGATGTCCGCATCGGATACCACGGGGAGACCGATTTACTCGGCCAGCCAGCCAATGAACGCGGGCGGCCTTACACAGCCTGGCTCAATCCGCGGCAACGTACTAGGTCTTGATCTATACGTTGACAAAAACTTCGCAGCTACTACAACTGTGGATGATTCAGCAATTATTCTTGCGCCTGAGGCATTTACTGTTTACCAATCACCACAGGCTTATATGTCAGTTAACGTAGTTAGCAATCTGCAAATCCAGGTGGCTATTTATGGCTATATGGCAACTATTGCAAAAATGCCTAAGGGTATTATCCGTTACAACTTCACCTAAGCAAACCCACTAATAGTTTGGTAGGCCTCTTAGCCCTTTGAGGCTTACCAAACCTAAGTAAGATAGGAGTATAAAAGTGCCAGCTACATACGTTACCGCCGCAACTCTCAAAGCGAGTTTAGGCGTGGGCACCCTTTATGACTCTTATACGTGGATAGAGGACACCTGCCAAGCTGCACAAGATCTAATAAACGGCTTTTTATGGTTTGACAGCGCGCCCGTAGTCGGTACCGCGTTGGTGTCTAATGTCGCTACAGTTATGGTTGCCAACCCTGGCATCTTTACTACGGGCCAATCAGTAACTATTGCTGGGGCTGGTTCAACCTTTAACGGTACTTACACAATTACGGGCACAATTCCATTTAGCACAGGCACAGCTAATATCTTGCCTGCGTTTAATATGCAGCTTAACTATTGGCAATTCCCACAGGGCTATAGCTTTATCCAATATGCAAAAACTGCAGCTGACCAAAACTTTAGGCGCGTATTGCCTTATGGCACTATGACAGGTGACGATACAAAAACCGCTACCTACGCCAATACCCCAGCTATAAACGCTGCAGCTTTAATGCTGGCAGAAAATATATGGACATCTAGATTTAGTACACAAAACGGTGGAACTAGCCTAGACGGCTACAGCCCTAGCCCCTTTAAGATGTCTAACACGCTTATGGCATCCGTGCGCGGCCTCTTAGCCCCGTATCTTTCACCTGCGGGTATGGTCGGCTAATGCCTGCAGCTATAACTACCTTACGCAGCACAATAGCTGCAGCCCTGGCTAACCCAGGTGTATGGACGGTATTTAACTACCCGCCAAGCACAATGCAAAGTAGCAGCGTAGTGGTTGCCCCTGCGGATCCATATATCACGCCAAGTAATAACTCTCAGGCAACTATCTCGCCTATGGCTAACTTTAAGATTATTATGACTGTACCAATGTTTGACAACGCCTCTAACCTAATTGGCATAGAGGACACAATAGTAGCTGTGTTTACTAAACTAGCTAATAGCGCAATCGTATTTAATGTTACTAGCGTGAGCGCGCCAAGCGTACTAAGCGTTGCCGCAGGTGACTATCTAACGGCAGATTTACAAATAAGCATACTAACGAGCTGGAGCTAACTAATGGCACTTACAGATGAAGAGAAAGCGTTTTTAATCAAAATTGGCCAAGAGTTGCCAGTAGAGGTTAAAGAGACAAAGACAAAAGACACACCTACCGAGACAACAGGAGAATAGCCCAATGGCGATTTATCTATCCAATACCGTACAGGTTACCCTTAATTCGGTAGCCCTAACAGACCACGTAACAAGCGCAACTATTAACCGTGCCTTTGACGAGCTAGAAGTTACAGCTATGGGCGATACAGCTCATAAGTTTGTTAAAGGCCTAGAGGCCAGCACTATTACTCTAGATTTTTTGAGCGATACAGCTGCAGCAAACGTAAACGCTACTTTGCAAGCTGCCTGGGGTACAACAGTACCGCTAACACTAAAGCAGACAAGCGCTGCAACTTCAGCAACTAACCCGCTATACAGCACCACTATCTTGGTAAATAACACCACTGACATTAACGGCGCTGTTGCAGATATTGCTACTCAAAGCATTACGTTTACCTGTAATTCACCAATCGTAATTACAACTACCTGAGAATAAACAAAAGGGGCTAACACAATGGCAAAACTTAAAATAACAAGGGCAGACGGCAGCGTATCGGATCATCAGATTACGCCACGTATTGAGTACGCCTTTGAGTTATATGCAAAAAAAGGTTTCCACAAAGCCTTTAGAGATGATGAAAAGCAAAGCGATGTGTACTGGCTAGCCTGGGAGTGTTTACGCACAAGCGGGCAAACCGTACCAATGTTTGGGGCAGAGTTTTTAGACACCTTAGCCAAGGTTGAGGTATTGGACGATGACCCTTCGCAATAGTGGGGCGCGGTAGTTTTGGTTACCTGGTTGCACAGCTAGCCGTTGAAACGGGTATCGCGCCCCAGTATCTGCTAGACCTGGACGATTTTATGTTTAAGAATATGCTCAGGGTAATAAACGATAAAGCTAAGGAGATGCAAAATGGCAAAGGTAGAGCTAAGAGGATATAGCGATCTACGTAGAGCCTTAAAGCGTTTTGCACCTGATTTAGATAAGCAATTAAAAACAGAGTTAGCTGCGGCCTTAAAACCTGTGGTTACCCAGGCTAGAGGGTTTGTGCCAGCCAATAGTGACATTATGCGTGGCTGGCAACCGCGCGCATTTAGCGAGGCCCGTTTTCCATTTTACGACTCTTCAACTATAAAAAAAGGTATTGTTTACAAAACAACGCCCAGTAAAGCTAATGCCAATGGTTTTACATCTATGGCTAGAATTATTAACCAATCCGCTGCAGGTGCTATTTATGAAACTGCAGGCCTTATAGGGCCTCAGCCCTGGGTTGGTCCAAAAGCAGGTGGGGCTACTAAAAAAGTTAGCCGATCAAACTGGGAAGGCGCAGGCGCTCAGTTTATTAACAACTTAGGCCCATTGACCTCTAGCCTCAAAGGTAGTGGGCGTTTGATATTTAAGGCCTGGGCTAAAAATCGTGGTGTAGCTGAGGGCGCTGCTATGAAAGCTATAGATAAAACTACGATGCAATTTGAGCAACGCGCTAAGGGCAATAGATTAAGGAGTGCCGCATAATGGCTTTTCCTGATATTAACATAGGCTCTAAGTTTGATGCTAAAGGCTTTAAGCAAGCCCAAACTGCTACCGATAAATTAAACAAAAGTGTAAAAAGTTTAGCTTCAACTTTTGGTATTGCTTTTGGCACTACAGCTGTAGTTGCTTTTGCTAAGGCATCCGTTAAAGCCTTTATACAAGATGATAACGCTGCCCGATCTCTTGGCATTACCTTAAAAAATCTTGGTTTAGAGACTGGCAACACCTCAAAATATGTTAATGAAATGATTAGCAATTTAGAAAAACAAACGGGTGTGTTAGATGATCAGCTGCGCCCTGCTATGGATAGGCTGCTTCGCGCCACAGGCTCAGTTAGCAAGGCAACTACATTACTTGGCCTTGCCTTAGATATATCGGCTGGTACTGGCAAAGATTTAACTACAGTTACACAGGGGCTACAAAAGGCTTACCTTGGTAATAATGCCTCACTAGGTCGTTTAGGCGTAGGCCTATCTAAAGCTGAATTAACGTCCTCATCTTTTGAGGAGATACAGATAAGACTGAGCGAGCTGTTTGCAGGACAGGCATCCTCTGCCGCTGAAAGCTATGCAGGACAACTTAATAAACTAACTATTGCTGGTAATAATGCTAAAGAGGTTATAGGCAAGGGCATAATTCAGGCTCTTACAGAGTCTAGCGGCAGTTTTAATAATGCTACTGGTGACATTGAAAAATACGCAGAAGCTATAAGTGACTTAATCGTAGATTTTGGCAGATTTTTTAGATTATCTAACGCTGTGCCTTCAATCTTTGAGCTATTGACTGATCCTGTAAGTGCTATAAAAAACTTTAATAAAGTTGCAGATGAAATAGATGCTCAGATAGCCAAGCAAAATGCACTAGCTATGGGTAGAAATCCAATCCAATTAGGCTCATATTTAAGTACTCAAAAGAAAATAACCACGCTCACTAAAGAGCAATCAAAAGCCCAAGCCAAAATCCTTGCAGATAAAAGACTAACTTTAGCCCTAGATAAAGCAAACTTAGCTTTAGCTAAAGGCACAGATGTTTTTGATATGGACAAAATCCAGCTCAACGCAGCCCTTATAGGCCAGGCTGAAGCGTTAGGTAAGGCCACTACAGGCTCACAGATATTAGCTATAGCCAATGACGTACAGCGCTTAAAGGTTAAGCAGGATATAAACGCGCTAGAGGATGCCATAGCCTCTAAGGATACGGTAGCTATAGAAAAGGCTACGGCCAAGCTAAACGAGGACTTAAAGATATTAGGCGCTTTGCAAAAGCAAGATGCCAAACTGCTAGACATAAACAGGGTCTTAGCAGGTATGAAGTCAACCGATCTAATTAACCTATCTAACCTACAAGCTGCCCTAGACCTGCTAGCTAAGTTTAAGTTCCCTACGCTGACTATCCCAGGCGTTACAACGTTAGGTGCAGCTACGTCCAATGCAGGCATTACCTTTAATCCAAACCAAAACAAAGACCGTAACTATGACCTTAACGTATTGGGCGTAGGTGGCGATATGCCTGACAGCCTTAATGCACCCGTAGCAGGCGTGGACTTTAACCCTAACCAAAATAGAGATCGTAACTACACTAATAATGTAATTAACGTAACCGCAGGCGTAATTGGCGATGAAAATATAATTGTAGATGCCGTGCAAAACGCGCTCAATGAGATAGCACGTAGAGGCTATTTAACTACCTACGCAGGGGCTATAGCAGTATGACCGTGCCAGTAGTAAACGCTGTTATTAACTTTAGTACTGGGCCTAGCTTTGCTCAGGCTATGATTTTAGGCTCAGGCATATTAGGCACAAACGTATTAGCAGATAGTGCCAGCGTTATCGTGGACGTATCCAACGTAGTGGACAGCATCCAAACTATTAGAGGCCGTAACGCTCAGGCTGACCAATTCCAAACGGGCACTTTATCGCTGCGTATCGTTGACCAAAACGGCGATTTTAACCCACAAAACCCTAGCGGGCCGTATTACAACTTATTAACGCCTATGCGTAAAGTGCAGATTACGGCTACCTACGGCGCTGTTACTTACCCTATCTTTTCAGGCTTTATTACTAGCTATACAACTACTACACCTAAAAACGCTAACGATGTGGTTTATACCACTATCCAAGCGGTAGATGCTTTTAGACTCGCACAAAACGCACAGATCAGTACCGTAGCGGGCACCTCAGCGGGTCAGCTTAGCGGTGCAAGGATTAACGCCTTGTTAGATGCTATTGACTGGCCTGCCTCTATGCGTGATGTGGATGCAGGGCTAACCACAATGCAGGCAGACCCAGGCACAGCCCGCACAAGCCTTGCAGCTATGCAAACGGTAGAGATTAGCGAATACGGGGCCTTGTATGTAGATGCCGCTGGATCGTTTGTCTTTCAAGATCGTAACGTAACGGCTGGCAGTACAGGGGCTACGCCTACAGTATTTAACGATAACGGCACAGATATTAGCTACTTTAATGCGGTGTGGCGCCTTGACGATACCCTGGTTTACAACTCAGCCAGCGTTACCCGCACAGGGGGCACAGCTCAGGTAGCCATAAATCAGCCCAGCATAGATAAGTATTTTGTGCATAGCTACAACCAGCAAAACCTACTTATGCAAACCGATGCCGTGGCCCTGGACTATGCACAGGCATACGTTGCATCTAGGGCTGAGACTAGTATCCGCTGCGATGCTATACAGCTAGACCTTTATACCGATAACTACAACTTAGGCATTATCGCAGCGCTAGAGCTTGATTATTTTGACCCTGTAACTATCACAACTAACCAGCCTGGCGGATCAACGCTAACTAAGACTTTGCAGGTGTTTGGCGTTGCTCAAAGCATCACGCCTAATAGCTGGAAAACAACACTTACCACTTTAGAGCCGATTATTGACGGCTTTATATTAGACTCATCCATATACGGTTTGCTTGACAGCGGCGTATTAAGTTATTAAGGAGCTAGAACTATGGCAGCTGGATTAGGTTTTAAGACCTTTACTACTGGCGAGGTACTTACGGCAGCTGACACTAACGGCTACCTAATGCAAGGCGTTTTGGTGTTTGCCTCAGCGGCAGCCCGTGATGCAGCGATTACCTCACCGCAAGAGGGGCAGTTTGCCTACCTCAAAGATACAAACGTAACTACTTATTATACAGGTAGCGCCTGGGCCAACTTAGATACAACAGGTATGACTAACCCAATGACTACTACAGGCGATGTTATTTATTCCTCACCAGGTTCAACACCTGTACGTCTTGGAATTGGCAGCACAGGAAATGTCCTTACAGTAAGTGGGGGAGTGCCAGTTTGGTCTGCACCAGCAGGCGGTGGAAAAGTGTTGCAGGTTGTTAGTGGCTCGACCACTACTTCAGTCACCAATTCCACAAACACTTTTGCCGATACAACATTGACTGCAACTATTACACCAACATTGGCCACTAGCAAAATACTCGTATTAATTGCACAAAATGGTTTATATAAATCTGCGGGCAATAGCGCCAACCGTATGACCATTAAGTTAAATCGAGCAGGTTCAGATATTTTGACAATTCAATCAGGTGTAGGAAATACAGGTAGTGCTTTAGTCCTTCAACCTGGTTCCGCTGCACTTTCTTATCTTGATTCTCCTGCAACAACATCAGCGACAACATACAAAACGCGTTTTATGAACGATGCAAATGCCGCTTTAGTCGGTGTCCAAATTGATAACGTTGAAACTTCAACAATTACTCTTATGGAAATTGGAGTCTAAAAATGGCAACAAGCGGAGAAGTATTAGAAATGCTACTTCCTTTAGGTGGCTGGATTATTACGGGAGATGATTTTGACGGCATCACGTGGGTAGATGATAGGCCACGCTGCACAAAAGCAGAATACGAGGCTGGCTTTGCTAAATATGATGCGTGGAAAGCCGATCAAGATACAAACGCAGTAGCTGACAAAGCAGCATTACTAGCCAAGTTAGGCATAACTGCCGATGAAGCCAAGCTACTGCTAAGTTAAATGCAGACTAGCTACAACGGCTGGCCAGCATCTAAGGATCAGGCTGAGATAGGCGTAAAGCCTTTTAAGGTTGAGGGCACAAGCCTTAAAATCCGCTGCGCTGAAAAGGTAGCGCCGTTGCTTATTAACTTTGCTAAAGAGTTTAACGAGCTAATAGAGCCAATAGAAGGCGGCACGTTTGACGATTGGGGCTATGCCTACAGAGACGTTAGAGGTGTAGTAGGCAAACTAAGCAACCACGCAAGCGGCACAGCTATAGACCTTAACGCTACTAAACACCCTTTAGGCAAGGTAGGTACGTTTGAGGCTAGCAAGGTGCCAATGATCCGTGCCCTGGCTAAAAAGTACGGTTTAACCTGGGGCGGGGATTGGACTAGAAAAGATGAAATGCACTTTGAGATAGCACTAAGCCCTGAAAAGGTCAGGGTTTTAATTACCAAGTTAGGGATAGAAAATGCCAACTAGTTCACAAGTAAGCGTAGGTACTACAGCTACATTATTAGTAGCTGCAAATATTATGGATCAAACCGTATGGGTGCATAACTCAGGCGGTACCACGTATATAGGTGGTAGCAACGTAACTACAGCAAACGGTTACAAGTTAGATACTGACGATAAAATGGAGTTACTCGTAGGCGATAATGAAGGCCTTTATGGAATTGTGGCCTCAGGTACTAACACAGTATTTATACTAAAACAGGTCAACTAAGGGGCATTGAAGGAGCAATACAATGAAAGAGCAACTAAAGGCTGCGGCCTTGTCCTACCTACGTGCAGCTCTATCGTGCGTGGGTGCCTTGTATCTATCAGGCATCACAGACCCTAAAGTACTAGCTAATGCTTTTTTAGCTGGGCTAATCGGGCCAGTACTTAAAGCTATAGCACCTAATGAAAAGCAACTCGGGATAGGCGCTAAGTAAGTGTCGCAGGCCCAGGCATATATAGCTGTGGCGTTGGGGATCGCTACGCTTTCAGGGCTTATGGCTGGGCTTGTGCGGCACCTTGTTAAGTATTACCTATCTGAGTTACGCGATGACGGCAACGGCGGGCATAACCTCAAAGGTAGGGTCGAGCGTATAGAGATACGCGTGGACAAGATTTACGAGCTGTTGCTAGAGGACAGACTTAGTAAGTAGGGCGTGTCGCGTTGCCTTTTGTCAGTAGCTAGGTTCATACTTTAACTACACACGCCGAGAGGGCTACTCGGATAAGTAGCTTATCGGCCTTAACAAAGGGCGAAAGATGAACAGTTTAGATCTAATGGTAGTAGGTATGGTTTGCCTCTTTATGGGCTTATTTATTTACGCAGCTTATGAAATGGGCTACAAAGTAGGCCTGGGTGAAGGTTACCTACGTGGCCGTAATATCGCTAAGGCGCTAAAAGAAGCTGAGGCCAAGCGATGAGTAACTTTCTTGAAGGATACGAGGATGTCAACGCGAGAATTATTAGAGCGCGTTTAGAGTTCCCAACTTTGCGCCTAGTTGCATACATTGAGGATATAGATATAACAAAAGGTTACATTCTTGTCAAAGCCGAGGCTTACAAAGAGTACGAAGATCATTTACCAAGCGCTGTTGATTATGCTTTTGAGATGCGTAGCGATAGAGGCGTTAACCTACACTTTTGGGTAGAAAACGCAGTAACAAGCGCTTATGGGCGCGTTATTGGTTTGCTGACACCTGGCGGTATTGCTCGCAGCACTAAGCAGGATATGGAAAAGGTAGAGGCGCTTAGCACTAAGGACGTAGCACCTGTGAGCGATGATTTATGGGCTACCACACCCGTAGCACAGACCATAGAGGCAGTTAAAAATGAGCTAGGCGGCATCTACTTACAGGGCAAACCTGAGTGTAAACACGGTGCCCGCGTTTGGCGTACAGGCACTAGCGCTAAGACAGGCAAAGAGTGGGGCAATTACAGCTGTATAGAAAAGAGCAAGGCAACACAATGCGAGCCAGTTTGGTATATGCAGACCTCTACAGGCTGGGCGCCCCAGGTATGACAAAACAGCGACTTATACAGATCCTTGTAATTACTCAATTTATCTTAGGTATTTTAATGATTGTAATGGTGACACGATGAGCGACAGCTACGAGTTAATCAACTTGA